TCCGAAATAAGCTGTATTCTGTGGTCTGATTACATCAAAGCCAGTACCAGGATTCAAATACTTCGGATAAATCGTTGGGTTCTCCTTTAAGAAATCACGCAATCGCTCCGCATAGTATTCGGCTTTATCTCTGTAACGTTGCTCTATCTGAGTCAATTCTCCTGTTGTGATAGGTGTTGCGTTTTCAGAGTTACGAGATGCGACACTTTTATTCATAAACTTAAAGGTCATCGGAAGCATCGACTCAGTAAGACTATAATACTTCAAACAAGGTGCAATGTATGAATCTAACAGAGTAGTGTTATCGCTTGTTAGTGTACCGTTATAAGCCTGATCTTGCAGCTCATCGTATATACCCGACCCAATCACATCTCTGATGTAAATCTCCTGAGCCTCCTTTATTGCCGCTTTTAAAAGCTTCGGATCAACATTTTCGTTGATGGGTGAGTTGTCCTGTAAATAGGTCGTGCTGATAAAATATACAAAGTTAGCCATTTATTCTTCTTCTTAGTAGTTGTGGTTGCCAAATGTGTCTGCAATATGGAACGTGAGTGGTTGTGCCTTTAATGGTCATCCATCCGCCTCGTCTTTTCCAAGCTGAATAACCTGGGTCATTATACTCTCTTGCAAGTATCACAGAAATTTGGTCAATTTCTTCCCTTGTGTAAACTCGGTTGAGTCTTATCATTCTCTGACAGAAATCTCTTGATGTCGGTATCAAATCGCCACCGCTTATTCCTGGTGCTTTCTCATAAGTGTAACGGGTAACAATCTCTGTTCCGACATTTGAATTTTCAAGAGTGGTTGTTCCTTCAGGTGTTATTCTAAAACCATCGTCCACAGATTCGATTAAGCCCCTCTGTGCCATGTCATCAACCTCACGCATTATCTCCTCCACAGGCTTCTGAATGTTGTTTGAGAGCGTTTCTAAGGTGATACCCTCGTTACTATACAACCACTGCAAAATCATTGCTTGTAGAGCATCTCCGAACTCCAAAGGTACAGACTCAAAATTGTCCGCATCTTCACCGAATTGGGCGAAAACCTCAAGGTCTTTGTCATCATCCCAACCGAAAGGATTCTCACAGCTCTCACATTTCACTTGCTCACTCATTGTGGTTGTGGCTGACATTCCTAACTCGATTCTTGCCTCATCTCTGTCTATAATGCCTTTCTCAAATAGTTCAACGTAGTCAAGTCCTATCGGTGGCTTGTTCTTAGTTTTAAGCTTGACAGGTGAAATGTATTTGAAAATAGAACTCAAGGCTCTATCCATTTGATTTTGACGTGGCTCAATGTAGGAAGTTTGGAAGGCCTCAAACGCTTCTATTAACTCGTTACGCCCTCCCAACTGCCCCTCTGTCTTGATACCGAAAAGCATCGGAGAAGTAACTCGGTGAGCCATCAAAATCTCCTCTTGTACAGTGTTGTTTAAAATGTCAAACTGCTTATCAAAATCAGACGGTGCAAGGTTGTTAACAACCGAAGGAGTTTCGTTTGGATCGTTGAACTGAATGATGATACTCCCAGCATTGTCTGTGCCGCTAAAGTTGTCTTTAAATCTTCTAATTGTCTGACGAGCTTCCTCAGGTGACGGAATGCCTTTAAACAATTGTAAAAGCGTCTGAGCAGAAAAGCCCGATTTGATAGAATTAAGATGGAAGTTTGCAATCTCGGTGTCTATTTCTATGTACTTAAGAGCTGATTGGTAAGGTGCAGTTGGATATTCACCACATCCTGCCTTGTACATTTTAAAATAAAACACTTGCTTAGATTCTCTCGTATTGGGATTCCAAGCGTAATAATGGTCAGGCTTTACTTTCCTATCGCTCCAATCCTCAGCGTAGAGATAATGACCATCTAAAGAATGACGTACATTCTGAAACGGGAGATGATAAATCTCTGCTATCTTAGTTTTGGCTTTGTTCCAAATGATTTCTAAAGCGAACCCATCAAACAACTCTAAATCCTGAGCGATTTTGTTTTTAAGGCTGTCAAAGTCCTCATAAGCGTTGATTGAATCTAATGCATCGTTTGCCTTTGCAATGTCCTCTGTGTTGTATGCTATGATTTCGGTTTTATCACCTGCTATAAAGTCAGCCTTTTGAGTTACTATTGCCCCGTGTTTTGGTGAGCTGTTAAACAAGTCAATCAACATTTGAGGGTAAGCGTTATCTTGCCCATAAGTCAAGAAGCCTTTTGCTTTGTTCTCCTTGAAAATGGGAATCTTGCTTTCCGCAAAGTTTATCCTTATGAAGTTATTTTCCATCTTTTTTATCTTTTGCAAATATAGAACCCACACCAGCAACGATGAACGCCCCTGCCTCTGTGAGTGTTGCTTTGTTTATTCCAACTAATATCAATGAACCTGTCACAAGTAGAACACCCAAAGCCGTCGTTTTCCAATTCTTAAATACTCTATCTATCATTTCCCAAATCTTAACTCTAACAAACTGTCGTTAATCTTCCGCATCCGCTTCAATTCCACTGTTGCACTATCGTACAACTTTTGTGATTCCTCCATCTGCTCCGCTACTTCATCCTCAATCGTTGGCTTATTAGTTGACAATGCCAATATCAAAGCGAGTATTCCAAAGGCTAACAATGCTTTCATATCTTTCCGAGTGCTTTGTAGATTTTGATTTCAGTCACCAATGCAGAACACAAGGAGTCCTGAGTTTTAAGCATTGCCGACATTTTACGAAGTTCTGTTTCACACTTTACCAATCGCTTGTTACATTGAGCCGTTGCAAGGTTGCTCTGACGTTCTGCTCTTATGTATAGGGCAGTCACGACAAATAGCAAAAGGTAGGTAATTGCCTTCTCGCTGTTCTTGGTGAATTGCTCAAACGTTACGGGGAATCTCATAATTCTTCGTGTGGTGTGATTGTGATGTCACTCGGCTCACCTAATACCGCTTCCAATCCTTCAACGTGACGGATGTACCAAAAGCCGTCAAGTTCTGAATAGTTGTAGTTCACCCAATAGATAGTTGTATCGTTAGGGCGTATCGGGTAGCCTTTGTAATCTGCCGCTTGTTGTCTTGCGTCGATTGCTTCTTGTTCTGTGTTAAATGTATATCCTTGCATATTAGTATATAGAGTAAAAGTCGTTGATGTTAGTTTCTATGCCCGAAAGATTTGAACTTTCATCAGTCAAATAAATAATTAATTCTTGTATTGTACCTCCCAAATTGCCATAACTACTTCCAAATCCGAAGTCAAATGTTAACGAAGATGTTAAATCGGCTTTTGTTCCAAGGTCTGAAAGAACTTCGGGCGAATTAAAATAGATACCCGTTGAATTTCGGTAATTTGTAATTATTTGTTGCGTGTTGTAGGTTGAAGATGTATTTAAAAGCAAATCTGCCGTACCCGTGTCCCTTGTTTGAAATTGATATTTTCCATTCAAAACGCCTATACCAAAATTCCCATCAAGAGCAGCATTTCTTTTTTGTATTAACCCTCCCGTTTCAGATGATGAGGCATTTTTAGATACGATTGCAGTAGTTATATCATTTAACCCAAAGAAATCATTTGGAACACTTATGGCAAATTGATCATCAGTATTATCAAACTCAACACTTGGTTTCCCATTCTCTATAATCACACTTCCACTACTAACTATCTGCGGTTGATTTGCGTCTGTTGTTTGCGTTGCATCTCTACCGTTTCCACTTTGGTCGTACCAAGTTGTTACATAAGCATCCAATCCACCTGTACAATATCCCTCAAGAGTTGTAACGTCTAACTCACCATCAACAAAACCTATATCATAAGTAGGTTGCCCCGTTGTATCTATTCTTACCTCAATAGCATCACCCGTATAAGTAGAGGAAAGCAACCGCAAGGAATAAGCAGCAGCCGCTCCCGTGTAGGTATCTAATAATCCCGTGAATGAAGTCCATACTTCCGTACTACCAATATAAATCTTGTTTACATCGGTTGAGCCTATCTTAACCGCACTAATATCGTTCGTACCTAACTTCATATAATAAAGTAGATGGTTGTCGCTGATGGTGTTAATGCGTCATATTCCGCTTGTGTTACTGCTGACAATGCGTTTATATCGTAGGTTGTGCCGTCTGACTTGGCAATCTTTGCGTCAACTTGCGTTTGAATCGCACTTGTCACCCCATCCAAATAGCCTAATTCGGTAGATGTAACATCACTTACTGCAACCTTTCCGCTACCGTCAGAAACCAACGCCCTTGATACCGTTAAATCAGAAGTTGTTATAGTTGTTGCCCCTCCTGTAATTGTGTCCTGTTTTGACTTTATCAGATTAGCGGC